AGGTCGGTGAGCGGTACAGCAGTGCGTGCCATTGCCTAGGCTCCTTTCAGCCTTAGGAGACCGTCACGAGGGCGGTCGCGAGGGCGTCGGGGCGGACGAGCTTGCCGCCGTAGAGCACGAGGCCCTTCACCGCGTCCGAGAAGGACGACTGCGGGCGGTACGCCTCGATCTGGTTGATCTGCTCCGCGAACGTCATCGCCGCGTTCGTCCCGGCGATCGTCGCGTACTGCGAGCCGGTCACGTTCGGGGCGTTGTTCGAGACGCGGATGTCGAACCCTGCGGCGCGGCCGACGTGGCCGTTGCGGAGCCCGTCGGAGGTGCCGGACTCGTTGACCTTCACGAAGCGGGCGTCGCGGAGGAGGCAGCCGTGGACCTCGGGGCGGACGACGACCCAGCGGCCCTCGGTGGGGACGTTGGCGAGGTCGAGCTGCACCTTCAGGGGCACGAGCAGCTTGTCGTACGCGTCGGTCGGGGTGGTGGCCGAGTTGATCGTGATTGCGCCGAGCGCGTTCGCGGCCTGCGTGCCCGTGTACAGCGAGGCGATGTACTGGTCGATCACGTCGGCGAAGCCGAACGCGGCCTCGTTGACGGACTGCGGGATGACGTTCCCGCGGGCCTGCCGCTGGTCGACGTCGTCGACAGCGAAGGCGAAGTACTTCGACTGGTCGACCACGAGGGTGCGCTGGGAGTCCTGCACCTGCTCGGGGGTGATGACCGTCGAGTTCGGCACGTAGGTGCCGATCGTGGGGCGGCCCACGGAGGTGATGCGGACGGTGTCGCCGGCCTGGGTGATCTCACCCTCGTAGTCGCGGTTCACAAGGTCGCCGTAGACGAGGTTCTTGCGGAGCGCGACGAGGAGGTTCGCGGACCAGATTTCCGGGCGGAAATTCAGGATGCTCACGGTGTGCTCCTTTCAGGGCACGTAGGGATGGTGTCAGCCACCGAGGAGGTGCTTGAGGAGGCCCTTGTCCTGGGCTTCGACGATCTGCTCAGGCGTCATGCGCTTGAGCTGTTCCTCGGTGATTTGGCCTTGCTCGCCGGACCCGCCGGTCTGCTCGATGCCGCTCGCGCCCACCGCCCGGGTGGCCTTGAGGTATGGGTTGTTCTCGACGGCTGCCTTGATGGCGGCGTCGATCTTCTCGGCGTCCTTGGACGGGTCCAGCCCGTCGATGGAGGCGAGGAAGCTTGTGGAGTCCAGGAGCCGTGCCGGGTCCGCGTTGTGGGTGGCGGCGTTCTTGAAGACGGCGAGCTCGCGGCGTGCCCGGGCCGCTTCGGTGGCGGCGCTGTCGCGCTCCTGGGCGGCTTTCTTGGCGGCTTCGACGGGGTCGTCGTCGGTTTTGATGCCGAGGGCTGCGAGGGCGGCCTGGATCTTCTGCTGTGCGGTGGTTTCGGCGTCGCGTGCCTTGACCCGGTGGTTCCCGGCCTCGGTGCGGAGGTCGGTGATGAGCTTCTGCACGTCGGGGTGCAGGGACTCGACCTTGCCGTCCCATGCCGGGGCTTGCTGTGCTGCGACTTGGGTGGCGGCGGGAGCTGGATCGCCACTCGTTCCCGCTGCGGCTTGCTGACCTTCACCTGAACCGCCGTCGCCGCCTGCGTTGGCGTTCATCTGGGCGTCGCCGAAGAGGGCGCGGTGGTGCTCGAGCAGCGCCTCGATGCCGCCGGTGGCGGTGGGGTCGATGCCGTGGATGGTGCGCGGTGCGCTCATGGGTGGTTCTCCCTGTGTGAGTGGGGTGGGTTGCCTTAGTGGAGGCCGAGGTCGAGTTGCTGGCGGCGCGGCCGGTTCACCAGCCCGTGCTCGGCAGCGAAGGCCTTGGCCGCTGCGGCCCGCTGCCCGACCAGCTGCGCAGCCGCTGCCTTCTGGGCCGGGGTGATCGCCGCGGCGTGCTCGAGGCGGGCGGCCCGCACCCGGCGCTCGAAGTACCGCTGCCGCTGCAGGGCCTTGTACCGGGCCTCGTCCTCGCCTGACCAGGCGTTGGTGCGGAGCAGGGTGACGCCGGGCATGAACGGGGACAGGGTGTGCCGGCAGTTCGGGTGGAACAGCCCCGCGGCCGTCGCCTCCCCGATGGTGGCGTCCACATGGAACGTGACCGGCTCCCCGGTGTCCGCCGCGGGCTCCGTCACCGGGCCGGTGAGCGCGTCAGCGAGGACCTTGCCTTCCCATGGGGCGCACAGGGGGCAGGGGCGGCCGTCCGTGGAGATCGTGAAGTACTGGATGCCGGCCCGGGTGAACCGGTCGTGGTGCGAGGCGTTGTAGGCCCGCTGGGTGGCGGTCCGGACGGCCATCTCCACATAGGAGGGGAGCGTCCAGTTCCGGCCGCTGCTGTCGGTGAAGCCGGTGACGCCGCGGGAGACGAGCTGCCGCCACGCGGCGGCCTGCGCCTCAGCCGGGGCCGCCTTGTCCAGTACCCCGGCGACGACGTCGAACAGCTCGCTGGTCTGGGCGAGCGCGCCGGAGACCGTGGCTGCCCGGTAGGCGTCGTCAGCGAACCGGGTCATCCGGGCCGCTGCGGCGGTGAGGCTGCCGGCGAGCTCGGTGGCGATCATCCGCCCCGTGTTGGCGTCGTGCCCGATCTCGTACCCGGGTGGTGGCGACCACGCCTCGAGCGCCTTGTCCAGGCGGCGGACCGTGGCGCGGGCGTCGTCGTCGCCTGCGGTGGTGGCCCGCCCCGCGATGCCGGCGGCCAGCGGGCCGGCCTTCGCGGCGGTCTCGGCTGCGGTGCGTCTCGCGAGCGACTGCAGGTCCGAGTAGAGGGTGGCCGCCTTGGCGGGGTCGTCGATGGCGGCGCGGACCAGTTCGGCGGAGCCCACCACGAGGGCGAGCTCCGCGCCGACGTAGACCGTGTCAGCCTGTTGGGCTGCCTGGTTCGCCGTCTCCGGCAGACTGCTGTCCGGGGTCGGTGCCGCCATCGCCCTGCGCCCCCTGCTGGTCGAACATGGTCAGCGGGTCCGGCACTGGCGAGGCTTGGCGCTGCGCCTGGATCCTCTTCACCTCGTCGGCGATGTCGTCCTCATCCCAGTCGGGGTGCAGCATCCCCACAAGCGTCTCGTCGGAGGCGGCGTCGGCGGCGCGGAGCGCTGCGGCGGTCTGGGCGAGGGTCAGCTGGGACTCCTGCACGGCGTCGGGGAAGGCGACGTCGGGGGCTGCGGGCTTGACCTTCGAGTTGAAGATGGCCTGGTCGACCCAGAGGAGCTTCTCGAGGATGCCCTGCAGGGCTGGCCGCCATTCGCGGATCTTGCGGTCGCGGGTGAGGAGGGAGCGCTGCTGCTTGGCTTCGACCTCGGTGGCGGTGCGGGTGTTGCCGCCGCCGTCGTAGAGGCCGAAGGTCTCCGCGGAGTATCCGGCGGCTTGGAGGATGTCGAGGACGAGTTGGGAGGCGGTCTCCTTGTGCTCGGCCCACCGGATGGCGAACTGGGTCTCGGTGATCATGTCCTTGAGGGACACGTTGTCGCCTTGGAGCATGTTGACGGCTGCGTAGGCTTCCTGCTCGGCGTTGAACGCCGAACCTGACCCGGTGCCGGCGTTGTCGAGCAGCTGCCGGGCGATCATGATCCGCGCCTTGCCTAACCTGATGTCGCGCATCCACGAGGTGTAGACCTCGTCGAGGGCGTCCATGAGCTGCTCGGGCCCGTCGAGGTCGCTGCGGCCGAAGTTGCGGCCCAGCTGGTCGGTGCGCCACCGCCGGTTCGGCCGCTGGTTCGGCACATACCTGACGCACAGGCCGGGCGACTCGGAGGAGATCGCACCGAAGGAGTTCACGATGGTGGCGAGCGGCGCTGTGGCGGGCTGGTCGGTGAGTGGGACCACGTGGCCGAGCTTCTCGTCGGCGCCCTCGTACAGGCCGTGGAGGATGATCCCGTTGCCTTGGGTGTCGAGCTCGTGCCGCTCGAGGTGCCGCCACACGGTCTTGCCGTCGCGGGCGACGACCTGCCAGAACGTGACGGCGGTGAGGCGGCCCCACATGAACTCTGGGATGGCCTGGTCGGCGTCGACGTGGGTGAGGAACGGCGCGTCGGGGGACACTGTTTCGTCCCAGGTGACGCGGAGGTAGACGCCGCCCAATGCGGCGGCGACTTCGGCGGCGGTGGCGATCTCGGTGTGGAAGCCGTCGTCGATGAGCTGGGCGAGCCTGTCCTGGGTGGCCTGGTCTTCTGCTTCGACGGTGATGGTGTCGGAGAAGAGGAGGTCGGCGGAGGCTTGGCAGAGTTCGGCGGCGATGGGGACGTGGAGTTTGACGCGCCGGTCGGGGCCGCGGGTGGCTTCGCCCCAGAACCAGCGTTGGAGGGCGCGGCCGACGGTGGCGCGGAACCCGCCGGCGTCGGAGGCGAAGAACCCTGTGCTGGTGGGGTCGTAGCCGGTGCGGCCGCCGTAGAGGGAGGCGAGCTGGTCGGGGTTGCCGGTCCACCAGGCGTTCCAGGTGGCGTAGAGGGGGAGGATGTTGGTGAGTTGTGCGGGGGGCCATGTTTGGCCGTTGCCGGGCAGCGGCATGATGGTTTCCTCCCGCCTCTACGCTGCAATGGTGGTGGTCAGACGCGGCAGGGATCGGCGATGTTGTCGGGGATCTTCACGCCAGCCTTGAGCAGTGCTTCGACGATGCGATCGGCCATGTCGATGTGGTCCGTCTCCGCCGCATAGTCCGGGTCGAGCTCCTCGAGCTCCACGAGGACGATGTTCTTGGCAGCGGTGGTGCTCGCGAGTTCGTAGCCCTCCGGAATCGGGCCGCTGGGGTCGATGTAGAAGCCTTCGCTCATGGCGTTCTCCCTTGTTCGGTTCTGTTCATTCGTCGTCGGTGCCGGCCCGCGGCGTCGGCACATCACTGAGGAGCTGGCCCCGCCACAGAGCCTCAGTGGTGGCGACCGCGTACCGGAGGGCGTCCATGGAGTCGTCACGGTCCTTGACCGGCTTGTCCTCGCCGCGCTCTGCGGCCTTCTCGTCCCACACGTAGTCGGTGACCTCGGCAAGCACCCCCGTGCACCTGTCGGACACGCGCAGCAGGTCGCGGGAGAGCAGCGAGGACACGAGCCCGATGCCGTACAGGACGTTCTTCCTGGCGCCCTGCGACACCATCCCGCCGTGCTGCAGCTCGGCCCGGAAGTCCGCCGCCGCACTGTCCACGACGACCCATTCGGGCTGCAGGCCCGGCTGCGTCGGGTGGTGCTGCACGGTGCGGATCCAGTCGCGCACCGTCTGCGACTGCTGCGACGGGGACTGCCGGGCCTCCATGGTGGCGGCCTCGATGCGGAGCTCGTCGACGGCGTAGAGCCGCTGGTCGTAGCCGAGGCCGAGCAGCACCACGCTGGTGGCGTGCTGGGTGCCGTAGTCGATCGATGCGCACAGCAGCCTGCGCAGCGGCGGCAGCGACTCCCAGGGGATCTTGTGGCGGTCTTCGTCCCAGCCGTCGTACACGGCGCCCTCGGCGTTCGTCCACTCGCCCCGGATGAACCGCTTGTAGAACACCCCGGTGAACGAGGCCTCCATGTCGGCGATGTACTCGGGGCCGGGGTCGCCGCCGTCCCAGTAGAGCGGGTTGTCGTGCATCG